CATTCCTTTTTTACTCATTAGGCTTGAGTGCCTAGGTGTTTCTTGTTCCATAATTACTCCAATATCCGAATATTAAAAATCACCAATGTTTGTCATCAATGCTTTTAGTTTGTGTTGCATAAAATAAGGTAACAGTTTGGACCTGTTAGGTATCTTATACTCTCTATATGTATTTATAATAGTTCTTTCAAGCTCTTTTGGCATACAAGAAAGGTCTATTAATCGTTTGTTTCTCTCGTAATATTTACTGGTTTCACTGCCAAGAGGTATATTACTAACGTTGGCCCATTCTTCAAGTCGTTTCTTATTAATAGGTCTTTGTTTCTCACCTGTTAAAAAGATGTCGTCTGGACTTAATATATTAGGTATACCATCTGAACGGTCACCTTTTATAATCTGTTCGTGTAAAAATTTCTTAGGATCTAAACCTTCACCTACAAATACCTTTTGTATAGGACTATATTGTTTAACATTTGTATTTGATTGTAATTGTATAAAGTCTTTATCACCACTGATAATCATAATAGGTTCATTTGTATGGTTAAACACCAATGCACCTATAATGTCATCTGCTTCGGCCTTTTCTATGTACATCATTACATAAGGAAAGTTTTCTGCAATTTCGTTTTTGATTTCTGTAATACAATTGAATATGTTATCCCAATCTGTGTCTGAATCTACACGGCCTTTTCTGCGAGCGTGTTTATAATTAGGGTAAATATCTCTACGCCAAGGGTCACCTGCGTCAGCACATAATACCATAGTGCCATATTGTTCTTTGAATTTTAAATTAAAACCTCTTAATGAATTAATGACCATATGCCTAATCATTTCTTTATTTGGTTTAATATCCGATTTACCTCTGGTCTGTGCCATAAGGTTTGATATTAAAACTTGATTTAGGTCTACTAGTATCATTTTATTTTGTAACGGAGGCGAGCGTTATATATTTCTCGCCTCCATCATTTAACTAATTACGCATTGTAAGCGTATGAAGTACCGTATAGTTTTTTGATACCAGCAGCGATGATCGCTTTTGATGGTGCACCAAGTCTATATGAAGTACCTTGAGCAGTTTTGTTAATATAAATCATATTACCAGCTGCTCTTAATTTATCTACCATAGCTCTTGGCGATGTTAGATCAAATTTAGTTCTTAAAGTTTTCCAAGATACTGATTTCCCAGTTTCTAGTAACTCTAATACTCTTTGTGTTTTTGAAGTCTTGCCACTTGCAAGAGCTCTTTTTAATGTTTTTAACATTAGTTTCTCCTTGTGTTGGCTATTTTACAACCGGCGACGGCGATTCCATTAGGAATTTCGTGTGATCTACTTGTCATTTGTATCTTCAGGTAAATCAAAATCTGCTTCAAAGTCTGTCCAACCATCATTTCTTCTTTTAATTTCATCTTTAATATCTTTGTTTAATGGTTTGTGTGGTTTGTGATTTTCTTCTGGCAACACTTTATTATAATCAATTACAACTTGTGGGCCAAATCTTGTAATTTTTACATCTACAATTTTATCAGCAAGTCTTTGTGCTGGGTGTGTTACGTCAAAATCTCTATATATCATACCTCTTAACATATCTACTAATAATCCAAAGTCTTTTGTAAATTCTGGTTTATCTGTCATCATAGCCATTTCTACGAATTGTCGTAGTATATTCATAGCTATTTCATCTACATTTCCTTCTACAAATTCTTTTGTTCTATCTACTCTTACCTTTTCACTTCCTTCAGGATTTTGTCTTGCTGTTTCTTTATTAACAATTCTGTCTGTTGGAAATAAAATAATTTTATCATCAGTCATATGTAAGTTCATTACTTAATAGGTTCACCTTTGAAGTTAACTAATTTTTTATCCATTAGATATTCTATTAGTTGATTATAACCACCTATTAATTCGCCATTTATTTTTATTTGAGGCATTGATCTTACTTGTTTACCAGCATCTTCAAATAGTGCTTCAATATTTTTAAAATCTTCAAATTTTTTTTCTATGTAGGTAAGGCCAAGGTTATTTAATAACGATTTGGCCTTTACACAATATCCACAGTTGTCTTTACTGTATATAATAATTTGAGATATATCACTCATATTATTGTACAGTTTTATCTTTTACTGTTTCTTTGAAAGCTTGATCTGCTTTTTGTTTTAAGTTATAAGAGTCAACTACTTCATTTATTGTGTAGTTATACATCTTATTAAATTCACCTAAAGGCAATCTTAGACCAATCCAAGCTCTATAGTAACCTTTTGTAGTTGAAGTTACCTCTTGAGCAAATATTTCATAACCTCTTACAGGTGTATTTTCAATTATATTTACAAGAGTAGATTCAACATCTGTTACTACACTCTTAGTTTCGTTCTTACCAAGTTCTGTTATAAACTGTTTAGAACGTTTGTTCATTTCGCCTTTAATTATATCTGCCATTTCAGCTTTTGCAATCATCTTTGCTTTCTCAATTGCTAAACCAAGGTCTGGTGATACTGACGTACCGACACCAAAGATACACTGCTTCTCGTTAATATCTTGCGAATTAACATTACAAGCTTTCTTTTCTTTGAAGTCCATCATATACCAAGATGGCACTGTATCTAAAATTTTTTCAGATTCAGCTTTTATCTGGTATGTTGAAGTAGAGCAAGCACCTAATATAAGGCCGGTTGCTACTATCATTACTGTTCTTATCATCATATAGTTTTATTTTGTACTCCTTTTAATATCATATACTAATTCTTGTGTTTTGTCAAGCCCCTTTTGCATATATCCAAAAAACTCTTTACTAGACACATCAAATAGTATGATCCAAAGGAGAGTTAATATAATAATGTTTTTAAACATTATTGTACCTCCCATTCACCGTTCTTGTTAAGGCACGTCTTTCCGAACGATTTAAAGACGTGATTTGGTCTACTATAATATCGGCAATATTCAGGTGCTGATACATCTCTATAGTAAAATTGTGCAAATAAATCCCAATAGCCCGGCGTATTAATGCCTCGTCTACCGTCTGCACATTCCAGAATTTCTTGTTTAATAATATCGTCACCGTTTTGTTTAATTTCAATCTTTACGTAACAATATTGGTCATCTACTTTTTTAGGTTCGTAACCTCTTACTGTATCGTATAATACTTTATTTTGTTCTTGTTTCACTCTTTTAAGTGGTTCTCTTTCTTCTTCTGTAATATTACCTTTTGGCATTATAAACTTCTCATTAGCAGTAGCTCTTGATATGAATATAGCCAATAAAAAGTATATAAGAAGTATTACTAAAAAATATCTTTTAAAATTAGGTATTGTTCTCTTAAATCTCCAAGAATACACCATTTGTTTTTTAGGTAACATATCTTTGATATAGTTAAAAATATCAGTAAGTATAAAGATAGTTGTATCTTTAAGTTCTATAAAGAATGGTTTTAAAAATTCTGGTAATTTTTTTAAGTTACTACTCATATTTAATTATATTCTTTGTCCATTTGTTATCAAAGGCATCATATTGATTATAAATTAAAGGCTCTTTGTTTTCAAGTTTTTCTAAAGTATCTCTTAGTTCATAGAGTTCGTTTTCTAAACTTTTAAGAGGACTAAATTCTAATTCTTGTATTATAATCTTTTCTCTTGCTTTTAATAATTTAATTTGTTCGTCCATTACTATCTCTTTCTACCCAACGTCCATCAGGTTGTTGACAAGCAGTACCAAATACTACTTTTCTGTTTACACCACCAATACCAATTAATGGCCATTGACTTGTTATATCTACTGTTGCTTCGTAATCTTTACATTTAAATGGGCCTTCCATATACGTACTATATGTTTTAATATTGCCTGAATTTTGTGTTTTTTCATTGTACCAGTTTGTATAAGATGAAGATGAACCACGATTTAAATGATCTACAAATACTGCGTTGTGTACATCATAATCTGAATTATACATAAGATCAGCGCCTACAAAAGCACCTGTAACTGCACAAGCGGCCACTATAACTGGATTATCTGTAACTTGTAAACAAGCGCCTGTCGTAGTCGTGGCACCTAAAAAGGCACCAGTATGACTACGATTATTAGCACATTGGTTAACAACTAACAGTAGGAAAAGTAAACTAAATATTCGCAAGTTTCTCATCTTCTAATTCAGCTTCTTCTTCCCACATTTTTTGTTGGAATGATTTACCAAATACTGACATATAAAAATAATCTCTAGGAGATTCACTTTCATAAGCTTTCAATAGTTCTTCAAAATTAATGTCTAATAAATCATAAACTTTAGGATTAAGTGTTTTGTTTCTAATGTGGTCTTTAAAGAATTGAATACGATTTACGTATATATCAATTTCTTTATCTTCTAGTTTTTTCTTCGTTGAAAGGTTAATGTCTTTTTGTTTTGCGTCTTTAAACTCTCTAAAAAGAGTATCTTTATCATATGTTATCATAATGTATATTTTAGTTTGTTGTTTGTACTATATAAGGTAATACTTTTTTGTGTCAATTGCAAGCCTTAAATCAAAGAAATAATTATTTAAAAACAATGACTTCAAGTTACTGATTTATATAGCTATTTAAAATATGACTCAATAACGTCATTTACCACGTGTTCATATTTCCAGCCAGCCCATATTCCTACAATCAGGCCTAGAAAAAACCAAATCATTTTTTACCTCTTTTTTTCATTGATGTTTTACCATTTTCATCTTTATATAATGTAAATGAGTTTTTACCATCAAAGTAATAACCATCTACATTTTTTTTACTTTTTCTTTTTTTATCTATATCTTTAAATAAGTCTTTATTTGTCATTTAAAATACCTGTTATTGAAATGTTTAAAGTATCAACAGCACTTGCAAATAAATTAGATATATCAGTAAATGTTTGTGTTACGCTAACGTTAATTGTTTCTGGCATATTAATAATTTGTTCTTTATTTAAAGCCAATTGTATTTTACTATCTTCCCAACCTTGTTTTTGAAAAGTTATAAACTCTATATATTGTTTTTCAAACCAATCATTTAATTGATTTGTTTCATTTGCTACCGCTCTTGGAGCAAACAATAACATTAAAGTTAATACAAGAGCAAATAAACCAGCTCCTATTAAATCATATTTTCTGTTCGGCATTTTATATTTTCCTTCCCATTGTTTTAATATCTGTACTATCTACAACTTGGTAAGCACCTTTATTGTAGGCAATACCAATTGTTTTGCCAGCTGGTAATTGTGTAGCATAAGTTCTTTTGTATGTATCACCAACCACTCTATCACTTGTAGGTATAGAATCTCTTACTTTATAATCAGGTATATCAAAACCTTTATGGTTACTGATTACTCTACCTTTATTGTTTAACTTTAAACCGATAGATTTTAACCATCTACGATATTGAGTTAAGGCCAAATCTAATTTTTGTTTATTTGTCAACATTTTTTTCTTTTGTATTCACGTGTGATTGTTTTTTATAATTAAAAGATTTTGTATCTAAACCTTTTACTGTAAGTTCTATAGAATTTGTGTTTGAATTTGCTTCGTGTAGTATGGCACCTTTTTTAAATTTCACAGTTCTAGTACACATTTTATTTACCGTATTTACTTTCGTTCTCTAAGTTTAATTGAGTATCAATATCTGATTCTGCTTTATCTACATCTTCTTGTAGTTTATCTCTAAATCTAACGGCCGTATTTCTAGCAGCTTCTAAATCTTCGTTATCAATTTCTCTTATAATTTGATTAAGTATTTCTATTTGTATTAATTCAATGTTTGTCATTATATTGTTCCTTCTGTAGCATATTTGTCAAGTTCAACTTCATCTTGGTCAAGTGTATCAACCACAACTTTACCTAACATTTCTTCAGTTTGATTATCATAACCAGTATCATAGTAATCTAACTCTAACTGGCCTGAATCTTCTCTTATAAGTTCTCTAAAACTATCTGTGTTAAAACCACCGTATTCTAAAGAAATATCTCTCGCTTCATCAGCGTTTTTAGCTTTAACATAGTAAGCTAATTGTACAGTGTAGTCTTGCACTACTCTATAAACGTTTTTACCAACGTCATCTTTGTTTAAATATATCATAATATAGTCCTTTTCAATTAGTTATACATATAATATAACACCTTTTATACAATAAATCAAGCGTTCCAGCAAAGATTCTTGTGTTTAAAATCAATGTCTTAGCCGTATTATTCGTTCACGTTTTGTTCTAATGAAGGTGAAGTGCGAATTATTTCCAGTTATCTTTGACCCATTGCTGTTCCGATTCGTGTGGATTAGGGTTACCGTGAAAGACGGCCACTTTAGCATTCATATCTTGTTCAAATGTCCATTGATTTTTAGGAAAACGTGGTCGTTCTCTACTAAACCATTTATAAGAAAAAGTCCAATCATCAGGAAAAGGTAACAACATAGGCTGGTTTTTCATTAAATTTGTAATAACGTTTTGGTCGCCTTGTTCTTTTCTAAAACTTGGTCTATCTGCATAATATTTGTCCCATATTAAAGATGAAGCATTGATATTATTCCATTTCATTATACTTGAATTGTAAATGGTTGTAGGTTGGCCAAAGTCATTGGTAATACCAAAGGTTGTATCATCTCCGTGTGTAGCAAAACAATCTATGTTCTTTAATATCACTACATCTAAATCCATATAAAGATTTACACCTTGTAGGCCAGTTTCAGGATGAAATAATTGTAGTTTATTCCACCACCCCTCCATATCGTGTCTTGGAAATGTTTTGAAATGTATTTTACCTGTAACCATATCAAATAAATTAGTATGGTCTGTAAAACAATAAAACTCGTGTGGTACAGTAAGATGTCTTTGTACCATATTATATAACTTTTGTACATACTCTGGCTTATATTTGCTGCCATAATAGACACAACAAAAGTTTATCATTATTTTTTTTCACCTATCATTAATATTTGAATATAAGATAATGCTTTTTGTGGAGTGGTAGTTTCTCTTAAATCTAATCCCATAGTGCTTGTACTATTTTCTGTTAATCTAAAATCTTCATTCTTTACTCTCATAGATAATTTATTTAAATCTTTTGCAAAGTGTTCATCATCTTTAATTTCAAAAATTTCATTTATTCCGTATGTAGAAAAATATGATTTATCCCAATTATATTCTTTAAATATTTTCTTAACACCATTATGTGTGTATCTATAGTAATCATTAGGATAGCCGTGAAACTTCCATACAAAAGGTACTGCAATATATAATAGGCCGCCTTTGGTAGATAATTTTGCAACATTGTCTGCAAATATCCAAGGATATTCTACGTGTTCTATTACTGAACAACATAATATTAAATCAAAATAATTTTGTTGTAAAGGTTCTATGGTTTTAGTTAAGTCAATTACGTGGTCTACATTCTTACCAGCTTCCATATCTATACCAACATAATTTTTATGTTCTATTATACTTCTAAAATTTTGAGTATTACCATAATCTTTACTGCCAATATCTAATACATTATCAAATGATTTTTTAGGTAAATGTTTCTCTAAAAAATATGATTGGTTTATATCACCCATTTATTTCCTGCTCCTTTAATGTTTTGTATGCTGTACCATTAGATATTTCTTCTAAGGTAAATTGGTTTTCGGCTACATATTTTAGCCACTCATTCATTGTTTTACGACCTGGTCTTAATGGCTTTTCTATAAATTTTAAGTCGTGTGATGCCACAGGAGATACTATATTATCTGTATGACATATAACTGGCACCATATTCATTACTGCATCTATAGCGGCCATACTCATATTAGTTACAAGACAATGACAATCTTTAAGTTCATCTTTTATATCTGTTCCCCACCATTGATTATCAGGTCTTGGTTTATTTCTTACTCTTATTTCTCTTTTTGTAAACTGTTTAAGCGTACTTGTCACTTCGTTTATCCAATCTTCTTGGCTAATACCATTGATATGATACGTAACTGTAGGTGAAGATGGACATAATAAAATATGTTTAGTATCACCAGTATACCAACCTTTAAAATTTACATCTATACCTTTATTTTCTAATTCATTTAATCTCTGGCCTGTGCCTACTTTACCTCTTATAGTATGTAATTTACCTTTGACAATTCTAAAATAAGTTTTATTCTTATCTAATATCATAGGTTCAGGATATCTTTTAATAGGCATACTAAAATAACCAGTGTCTACATACCACCATTCTTCGCCTTTATCTGATACTTCTTTAATCTTCTTAACGTTATTGCCTGCTAATCCCCAAAAGAAATGTACGGGCTTATCTGTATCAGGCCAACCTTTAGTAATGGCAGGCCATATCTGATGTGATAAACATTTATCCCAATTTATAAAGTGACACGTAATCATTTTGGTGCGTAAACCACCTCGTTTTTAACTGCCAATACTTGTTTATAATTAATACTTTCAAAAAAATTATTAATAGTATCTTCTGTCAAACCTGTTTTAACCATAACTTTTTTCTTTTTTTCTATGTGTACAAAAGGTTTATCTCTTTCAATTAATTTAATTGCACCTTTACATACTTCAATTTCATATCCTTCTGCATCTATTTTAATGTAGTCTATCTTATTAAATTCAAAACGATCTAAAGGATAAACTTCTATTTCTCTATTGCCTGATGGTGTAATAAAAGTATTGCCTGTTTCATTAGGGTCATATTGTATTTTTACTTTTTTATATTCACTGCCTAAACCATAAGGATGTAATGTGTAATTGGTTTTAGTTATGTTTTTTAAATAACATTCTCGTACTTCATTCATTGGTTCAAAAGCATAAACGTGTTTAAATACTCCTGTAAATTCTTTTGACCAAAAACCTACGTGTGAACCTACGTCAATAACATTATTCAATTCTTTTATATTATTTTTAATATGATTTAATATCGCCGTTCTATGTGCTGATTGATAATTACCATTATCTTCACTTAGATATTTTTCAAAATGATTATCATTATCTGGCAACCACCAGCCCTCTACTAATTTCATAGTTTTAACCATCTATCATTGTTTAATGTCCATCTTACCACTTGATTAATCCTTTCTTCAATAGATACTTTAGGTACCCATCCTAGTTCTTTCATTAAGTCACCATCTAAAGCATATCTTAAATCGTGACCAGGTCTACTCGTATGAAAATCTACCATTTGATATTTTAGTTCTTTATTTTGAGCTCTTGCTATCTTTTGTGCTAACTCTAAATTATTCCATTCAACTGGCCCTACTAAATTAAATTTAGGACACTTGGCACCACCATAATCTTTTTCTAATTTAGAAATTTCTTTTTGGTTTTGTAATAGAAATAAACAACCATCTGCGACATCACTAGCGTGTATATAATGTCTGCTGCCTGGTATTGTTTTAGTTTCATCACTGTGAATAGTTACAGTTTCACCTTGACTTACTCTTTGTATTGTCATAGGTATAAACTTTTCTGGATGTTGTCTTTCACCAAATACATTCATTGTGTGAGTAATGTATATTGGCATACCATAACTGTTTTCAAAAGCTACAGCTAGTTCTTCACCACCAGCCTTTGTAGCACTATATGGATTTGTAGAATTATATCTATCTCTTTCTTTATACTTAACACCTACTGGTGCTGGCCCAAACACTTCGTCTGTACTAAAGTATATAAATCTTTCTAGGTTTTTTTGTTTACGACCAAAATTTAATATGTTACAAGTTGCAACAACATTATCTAATACAAAGGTCATTGGATCTTCTATTGAACGATCAACGTGTGATGATGCGGCCATATGTATGATATATTCAAATTGACCTAAGTCGGCTGATAGCATTTGATTTACTTCAGCTCTTAAATCGTGGTAAACTATACGTAATCTCTTTTGAGTTTCTTTATCAAACTCATTCATCATATCTGCAATACGATTTAAATTACCGGAATAATCTAATCTATCTAAAGATACTATTTCCCAATCTGTATTTTTTAATAAATGTCTTATAGTGTGATGTGCTATAAAACCTGCACCGCCTGTTAACAATACTCGTTTACTCATACTAACCTTTCTATTTCAATCCACTGTTTACCAATAATATCAGGTGTGTGGTGTTTATCTATATAATCCTGACCATCTTTAATTCTTCTCAATACTTCATCTCTATTATTTATAGCATATTTAAAAGGGTTTGCGTAATTGTAATTATCGCCACCAAAATACGTATAATTTCTAAAAGGTTCATAACTATTTACACCTGTGTTTGTAAAAACTAATTTACCTCTTTGTAAACCGTCTATCAATCTATTTGGACTTTTAGCTAATATATTTTCGTTTCTATTTACAATAGGTAATATAACAAAATGACACTGGTCAACTATTGTGTCTTGCAATTCATATGACCATTGGTAAGGAATTAATACTTTTTGTTCTATTAATTGCATTACTTTTCCAATATGTGATTCCATTTTACCTATTACACAATGAATTTCTATTTTTTCGTGTACGCTTTTTAAATTTCTTACTAATTCAGACCAATTTATATATTCAAAATTTTTACCTGCACCATAATATGCAAATTTTATAACTGTGTTATTTGTAATTGTTTGTAAATTTGGTTCTTTTCTTTCTCTTTCAAATGGATCTGTAATAACATATGCTTTTTTACCTGTGTTTCTAAAAATTATATTTGCTAAAGTCTGCGTAGATGTTACTACTAAATTTGCTTTTTCACATAAAAAATTATAAGTATCATTTAATTTTTTTTTACGATTGCTCCATTTATCATCACAAATATCAAAAACAAATTTAACGTTATTATCTAATAAAAACTGTCCATCTTTTATAGACGAATCT